TACAGCGTTACCGTACTCAGCAAGTGTCAGGGTAACCTGGCTGTCTGAAAGAGCAACAGTAGATACGTCGCTTGTCTCAGTCAGTGCAGAAGCCTGAATTGCTAGGTCGTTAACAATTGTAAATGCAACTGATGCTCCAGGCATGCTCTGGTGCGTTGGCTGAATGTCAGCGGCAGCGTCAAAGTATAGTTCTGGGCGTAGTGCAAAGTATGCCATGCGGTCATAAGCGGCCTTTGAGAAATCAAGGGTGCTCTGACCTGTATATGCGTCAACCATTGTGGTTAACTCCTTTTCTTTAGGTGTTTAAGTTTTTAGGCTTAGAACGACCCACGAGAAGAGTAGACACCCAGTTTTGACCCGGTGTCTCCTTCAACGACTCGCATGACTTCATCAGGAGTAGACGCTGCGGCAAGTGCTTCAAGGTACATTTGCTGTGGGTCTGGCATTGCGCCAGAATTACCTACAGTTGCACCTTGCGTCCTGCGTAGAGCATCTAATTCTGCATTACTTGAAGTATCTTCAATAGATTCAGATTTTAAAATTCCATACTCTTCAGCCGCTGCTCGGATTGCTTCCTGAGAAGTTTCACCGTCATACGCCTTACGGAATAATGAACCAATACCTGAATCCGGAATCCCTGCCTTAGAAAACTGAACTTCACGCTTTTGCGCTTCTAGTTCTGCCTTAAGACCGTCTAATTCCTTACGAGCCTTTTCTGCTTCACGCAACTGTTTCCGAATGTTCGGGTCTAGCGGTTGACGCTCAACTTCAATCTCGTCTTCGTAATCTTCAAATTCTGCCATGCTAATCGCTCCTTGCGGGTACGCACTTTACCAGAGGTTAATAAAGCGGATAATATTTTCAGCATTTTTATACGCACTTTGGTCATGCCCTCCAAAGCGGGTTTAGATAATTAGCGCTCCTACGGCCACATAGGGCCAACCATCTATGAACATTGTATCATTTAAATGATGAATGTTACGACTTTGCAGAGCCTATTCCTACAACTCCTTTAGCGTTTTCAACGTATCCTCCACCTTTGGCGAATGGCTGGGCGGCTGCTTGTTCGGCTCTGCCTACCTGGACTTGCTCGGCAATCTGGTTAGTACCGCCGTATCCTGCCACTTGGGAACCAATAAGTTGGTCAGTGGTAACGGTAGGACGGCTTGAACCTGGGTTAGCAACAGTCAATTGAACGTCACGAGAAGCGTTAAGAAGAGATTGTTGCATGGTACCCATGCTTGTAGTACCGTAGGCTGACCCTACGCCAAGGTTAACCTTATCGGCCAATTCACGGGCACCTGACTCACTTAGACCCTTTAGGCCGACATTCTGTGCGTAGCCAGCAAGTGTGGCTGCAGCAGTAGTCTGCTCAATCTTGTTGATGCTGTTCTTAGGGTCAAGGTAGTAGTGGGCAAGGTCGTTCGTATTAACACCAAACTTAGCCAATTGAGCACGGGTTGCTGGGTCAGCATTTAAAGCGGCTGTGTAACCCTTAACGACACGGTCGTTAAATTCAGAAGCAGAAACGTTATTCTGAACCAATGCAGCAATTTGTGCGTTGGAAAGTGTTGGTAGTCCGTATTGTGTGGCGGTGCCACGGTAAGTAGAGATGAGGTTCTGATAAGCACTTTCAGTTAAGTGTTCACTTGCGTTTGCTTGTGCGTTGCGCTCAGCCAGGCCAGGAAAAGCGGCTTTGTAAGCGTCGGTGCCACGTACGTAGTCAAGAAGCATTGCTTGATTTACTTGTTGCGTGGCAGAACCGTACACCATGTTTTTAACATGGGTCATAATATTTTGGTCTGTTTGCCACGTAGCCAATTCGGATTTGTAATTAGCCATAGCAACAGGGTCGTTAGTATTGGTTGGAGGCGTAGGCCTTACTGGAACCATACCCCATGAATCCAGCGTATTAAGTACGCCGTCATAAGCAGATATTTGGGCTGAAGCCTTAGCGTTAATTGCTGCTGCTGCTTCTGCACTTACACCACCAGAACCACCAGAAGTTCCTGTAGGAACATTGGGTACACTGCTTGCTAGTTTTGCTACACCACTGTTACCAGGGTTGGTTACAAATGCCCAGTTACCTGCAGCGTCTTCAATTGAAATAGCAACTTTACCAAGACCAGTCTTGGTGCTTTCAGAGTTCATGTCCTGAATGCCAAAATAACTCTGAATAGGGTTAAACAGTACATTTTCTTTAATGTTGAATTTTTGTGAAGTCAGACCGGCAGCAGTACGAATAGCCGTGGTCAATGCTTTGGCACTTACGTTTCCGTACGAGTCATAAACCCCAGCCTTTAACTGAAGGTTAAATTGAGTAGAAAATTCGGTTGCATATTTTGCAGGGATACCCCACAAAGCAACGTCAGCAGAACTTGTTGGGCTTATTGTTTTGCCGGGGGCGCTGTTGTTTATACCATTGTTAATAGCGCCAAGAAGTTCATTTTGAAAAGTAGCCAAATCATTGGTCGGTGCAGGTGTTGAACCGCCTTTAGGGGTAACAGTTTTAGTTGTTATTACCCATCGCCCTTGAGCGTTTTGACTTTGAGTTTGGTTTTTACCAAGGCCAGTTTGCTTCTTACTGTATGTACCGTCATTTACTGACATTAACGTGCTCCTTGTGGTGTTGCAGGTGGGTTGCTAAATCCTGAGTTGATGTGTTCAATAACTTTCTGTGCCGCTTCGTGAGCAGCAGGTGTGTACTCCCAACCAAAAGCACGTTCATTCATTAGGTGCTGTCTCCATTGGTCGAGACCCATAGGCGCAGGTCGCCCTGTCTTCTCGTCAATCTGACCAGTCAAAGCCTTCATGGATTTGGGGTCACTAACAAAGTCAGGTTCAAATTGAGCACCTAGTACTTGTTTTGCCACCTGACGGTATGGTTCCATTAAATGCATAGTTTTCATGCCACCTTTGATTTGTGGTGCCAACGTTGGGTAAAGACCCTGAGCCAATTCTTTAATGTACTCTTCGAACGCTTTACCTTTTTCAGGCGTCATGTCCTGTGCCACCTGCTTTAAAGCGTCATCGTGCATAGGGACCATGTACTCACGTGCCATGGTCTGCATTGACTTTAGGTTGTGTAGTGGTTCTGCTTTTTCTTGTGGTTTAGCGGTTGCTTTTGTTTCTGCCATGTTATGCTCCTGGGACTAAGACGGTTGGTAATTTTTGTAATACAGAAGTTATAAAGTACGAAGCAGGTGCAAATTCTTTGTTTGCTGCAAGAGAATTACAGAGGTCGTACCATCTACCTATTGCTTGGCTGGCCTGTGATGTGTAACCCTGTTGGTACAGAGCGTTAATGTTAGTTGCTTCTGTTTTGTACGCATTAATAAGAGTTTCAAAAATAACGCGGTTTTTAGGTGGCAATTGAGCGTCAGTGATTGACTTGTCCTTAAGCAAGGATTCCATTTGAGTAAAAGTGTCAAAGGCTATACTGCCTTTGGTGCTTCCCTTAAACTCCGTGTACCAGTCAGGGTTTAATTTTCCGTAACCCTTTGCCATAGCAGCAAGTTCCTTAGAACCGTTGTAGTTCAAGTCGGTTCCATTAGGTGCCCTGTACCTAGGGTCCTGAAGCAGTTGAGGCTTAGCGTATTGGTAGTACCAGTCGTTACCTGCAGCAAAGTTAATTGCTTTCATGTAATCTGCTGGAGCCTGACGACTACGAAGACCAAGACGCATCTCCAATTGAGCAGCCTTTGAACTGAATGGAGAGTCACGTTGAATCAACATTGCCGTTGCATATCCATATTTAGCAACCAATTCAGGGTTTGCTTCTATGAAAGAGAAAGCACTCTGTGTTTCAGGGAAGTTACCCTGAGCAGATGTTGTGTGTGCTACAAGGTCGTATACGTGGTCAGGGTACAAAGTAGCAAACCTGTCCATTGCTTCGTACAACGTGTACTTAGGGGTACCGTCTGCATTTTTTTCTTTCATGATTGCATCTAGTTGCGGCTGGAATGAGAAAGCGGCGTTCAAAGATAGTGCGACTGGACTCACAAAGTTAAGGATGGTTTTGGTAGCAATCATCATTACTGCTTTAGTGTGTGCATCTTCCATGAATTTAGCCTGTGCAATAGGGTCGTGTAACCATTGGGCATAAGCAGTGTCGGTTGCTCCACGAGTTAGCATGGCTTGGTCACCCTTAGACAAAAGAGCCCATCTTGGGTCTTTGGAAACCTTTGCAACGTATTCTTTGCGTAGTTCACGCCACTGCTGCTCAGCCATGTTGTTAATGATTTCGTTTTCCACAGAAGCAACAGTTCCGTTGTTGTTGTGAAATACTTCGTTGGTCATAATCTGCATGAAGCCTTGAAGTGTTGTTGATGGCAAAACGTCGTTGAGCAATGTAGAATTTGCTCCTACCTGACCAATAAGACCAATAACAATTTTGTTAGCAAGTTCGCTATGAGGTGCAAAAGCCTGTTCGATACCCTTGGCAATAAACGAAACGTAAGGTCCTGCTGTTGGGCGAACAATGTTGCCTAGAATTCCAACTCCTGATTCGTCACCAGTAGGAAACATAGATTGAAAAGAACCTGGGCTACCAGTCATGTTAAAATCAAGACCTAATATGCCACCCATTAACTGAGAACCTGGAATTCCAATGCTAGGTGTCGTACCATTTTGGTTAACTTTGGCAATGTAGTTTGTTGCACCAAGGCAAATCTTTAGGTAACGCTCAAAAGCACCAAGGTCAGTTGAGCCGAGACGGAATGCACGTCGCCATGCTTGGTTTTGTGCAAAGTAAAACGGTGACAGAACACGCATGTTGTGTTCAAACCATGCCTTGTCCTTTGGGTTGTGAACAAAACGAATCATCCGCTGCATGGCTTGCTCAGAAGCCCATGACTCAACGTTGATGTCATTAAGCACACGAGCCTTAACAAGTTCACGTCCTAGTTCCATCTGATTGTGGTATTCAAGGGCAAACAATGGGTCTCGAACCATGTAGTTAACAATTGGTCCTAGAACTTTTTCGTGACCCAGTTCGGCAACACGGGAAATAAGATTTGGAAGCGAAGAAAGTTTACGCCAACTCATGTCAACGAAGTCTTTACCTGGGATACCCTTTGGTGCTGTTCCACCCATGCGCTTTACAAGGCTTGCCATTTCCTTTTCTGATGGAACATTGTTGTTAATAATCATGTTTAGGAGGTTGTCGTGCAAGCCCCACTTAGCACCGTCTTTTTTGGTAACGGTGTTAAGAACGTTTGCAGCAATGCGAGTAGCGTGGTCTTTTAATGCAGCATCTTCAAAAGCCTGTTGCATAGTCATGCCTGCAGTGCTTTCGCCCGTACGTGCAATAATGCCTTCTGCTGGTCCTGTTACTTCCCTTGTTGGCACCAAACCTGTTGGACCAATCCGTGTTGCCAACTGCCTCATCTCAGGTGACCATGCAGAGTAAGTAGTGTCGTTAAGAACAGTAGAGGTAGATTTCAGTTGTTGTAGTTCTTCGGGAGACATTTTAAGAACGTGCTCTCGGTGAATAACTTTAGAAACTTCCGTAAGAAGTTTTCTGTGCCACTCTTCAGTCCATCGTTCAAGACCAAAATTTTGATTGGACAAAGACTTAATGACTTGTGCAGCAGCCGCTGATGGAGTGTCTTCTGCTAAACGTGCTACTTGTTGTGTAAGAACTTTAGGGTAACCCAAATGCTGGGGGTCCATAGGGACGTGCTTCATTGTTGGCGTCGCCTTGGTCTTTACCATTTTCCCCGTTGGGGTAATACGGTAAGCATCCGACAAGTCGCCGTTCATAGTGGTGAAAGGGTCAAGGATTACGTCAGAAGAATGGTGTACTCCCATAGGGTTGGCATAGTGCTGACCACCATGGGCCATGATAAGAGTCGCAGTGTCTGAAACCAAACGACCTAACTTCTCTTCGTCCCAACCCTTAATCATGCTTTTTTCTATACCAGTAAGAACACCTGCGGTAACGTTACGAATAAGGATACGGTTGTGGCTCAACATCGTACGAGTGTCCTGTATAGCACTCTTGTATTCTTGAGCGAATACATTTTTACCAATGTCCTTAAAGATAGATTTAAGGTCGCCCTGCTCTTTGAGTTTCTCCATAAAGACCGTAGTCTCTTTTTCATGCTTGACAATAGACTGGGCCAGACGAGCGTCAAACATGTTGAAACCACCAAGGCGCAAAGCGTTAAGCGTTGCTTCAGAAACACCAACGTGCATAGCCCAACGTCCTGAAAGAAGTGCCAACGGAACGAACACTGCACTTAGTGTTTTGTTCATGCCGTCAATAAGGTATTGCCAGTTGCTTCGAAGACCGGTTACTGATTCACGTTGTTTAGCCAAACGGTCAGCAAATTCTTGAACTATCTTTTTATCTGTCTGGCGACCTTCAATGCCTGAGCGCAACTGTGCCCAGTTCTTAAGTTCTTCTTTCTTCATAACGTCACGGGTCATCATGATGTTCATTGACATCAGTTGGTCGTGAGCAGCAAGAAGTTGTCCTTCGAGGTGCTGAATTTCTCTGTCAGTTACACGGTTGTAATTTTCAATGATTGCTTTGGTGTGAGGGTTGTCTTCCAATACACCTTGAACTTCGTAAGACTCCCTGGCGTCCGCCAACTTCTTGTCGTAATTATTACGTAGTTGAGAAATGTACTGGTGCGCCCTGGCGTACTGTTCGTGTGCTGGTCCTTCTATTGAAGATGCTTCACGAAGAGCGTTCTCAACATCTTTGGTTCCTTGTCGGTAGCCCTCAAGGTGAATAAGTCTTTCTTCATTTTTACTTTGAAAAATTGCTTCACGGTACGGCTGAATAATGTTTCTAAACTTTGAAGAACCCTCGATGGTAAGTTTCATTTCTTGGGCTACTTCTTTAACTGCTTTTTCACTAAGGTTGGCGTCGTGGATGTTACCTATTTCACGAGTCATACGAATAATTTGTTCGTTGATGTGGTAAGCAAGACGGTCAAGGTCACGAGGCATTGGGATACGAAGGTCAGCAGTTTGTGACTTGGTTATTGCGTGTTTGCTTTTGTTACCATTAAAATCAACGCCTGTGTCAAAGTCACCGCTTGAACTTCCTCGAGCAGAATAAAGAGTTTCTGTTGAACTACCGTCGAGACCAGTTAACCAATAAACCTGCTCGTGACAATAATCTTCAATTGACTTAGCAATAAGGTCGTACTCGGTACGACGTAGTCCACCCACTGCGTTGCGCATCACCATGTGATAAACAACATTGCGGTAAGCGTTAGTGAATTCTTGAATGCCACCGTATTCCAAAGCCTGAGTCAAGTAATCACCCATAGAGTAAGCAAGTTCTCTAGGAATCCTTGCTGCTATGGCAAGGTCAATAATTGCTGGAATTGATTCGTTAGCATCTTCAAGAACAATGATTTTACCTTCAAATGCTTTAAGGGTCTTGGAGAAATAGAGAGGTTGCTTGACTATCTTAGAAGCAAGCCACAGTCTCCATGAAGTACGTGCACGCAGACCAGCATCAACTTGTGCAATGTAAGAAGGGTCCTTGACCATAAGGTCTGGACCGTGCTTGTAAGCGTTGGCGTATTCCTTCATTGCTGAATAGTCAGATGGCAGTAGTTCCTGCTTGCTCATTAACTTATTTACAGCAAGTTCCTTCATCCACGAGTACATGCCCATGGTAGGTGCTTCGGTAATAGCAAGACTTGCACCATCAGCAAGGTCGGAAAGTATGTTTAGTACTTCTCCTCTCGTAGTCGCTTCTGCAAGTTTGTTAATGGTGTGTTCAGAAAAAGTAGCAGTGTTATTGCCAGCACGGAACATTGTCCTAATAGCACTAGCGTTGTTGTCTGCCATAAAACGAAGTGCACGGTCGACAAAAGGTCGGTTTGCTAATGCACGTAAATCATCACCAGTTTGGACACCAACACCACGCAGGAAAACAGACATGTTACCTAATGTGTTCTTGCCAAGACCTTGTTCCAACATTTTGCCAAAACGTGTTCCGTTTTCAGAAGCATGTCGAATTGCGTCGTTTACTTGAACCATTCGGTTAGCAAGTCTCGGTGCAAGACCTAATGTACGTGCCTCAGAAATCTTTGTTCCCAATGCACCCACAGGGTCAGTACCAATAAACTTAGCGTAAATGTCAACTAATCCAGAAGTGAAACCAAAGAACGCCCCACCCTTTCCTGGACCTTCAAAGAATTGAAGTGTCTCTTGACCAAGGTCAGCCTTTTGACCATTAGCAAGAATTACAGTTCCATTTTCAGTTTTGTTCCAAAGGTCAGGGTTATCGTTTTTTGCCTGTGCTTGTACCAACTGGTAGAAGGTATTCATGCGAACAGAACCAGCAGTACGGTTTACTGCTTTTAATGCACGGTAGGCAGGACCAATTGGGTTTACCTTGCTAGTCAGGTTTTCAATAAACTTAAAAGCGTTGCCTGCTTTAGTAGAAGAAGATGCTGCTGCATTAGCAGCGGACTCTGCACGAGCAGCGGCAGTCCCTGCTTCTCCACCTGTTGCTGCGGCATCTGCCAAGTCTGCTGCCATACCTACTGAATCTGCTGCTGCACCTACTTCTGCAGCACCAGTAACACCTGCTGCTGCACCTGCAAGGTTCCCTGCAAGAATAGCGGCGATAGATGGAGCAACGTTTCCTGCGGCATAAACAAGACCGTGCTTCTTAATCATGCTTTCGTAGTAAGCCATAACGTGAGCCGCCATAAAATAAGCATTTTTTTGGCTCCAAGGGTTTACATTTTCAGCAAGATTAGCCACGGTGTGATAAAGGTCTTCGTATCCTTTAGCACCCATGATTCCAGTTGCTTCAATAGAAGACTTACCTATGCGTTCGGCCATGCCAAGAGTAGAACTAGCCAATGCTGGCAATGCACTTGATACTGATTTACCAAAGACTGATGCTTCGTGAGTTAGAAACCCACCAACACCGTATTGGTGAATACCGTTTTTAAAAAACTCGTGACCCGAGTCATACATGTGTTCACCAATTTTTACAACATCACTGCCGGCTGATTTCCAGTTGGTAGGGTTAGTCATTCCCTTCCACCAACCTTTAACACCGTTCCAAACTTGTCCAGTGAATCCTGTAGGGTTTTGGTTGTTGTAATAAGGAGAAGTTGCATTGTTGTACAACGCCATAAACTTCAAAGCCTTAGTTGCTTCAGGAAGTGTTACACCAGTCATTGGTCCTGTGTTGTTAAGAAGACCTGTTACTAAAGCAGGGTTCTTAAAAATACCAGGGTAGTTTCTGTAAGCAGTTGTAAGATAATCGTGTTGTTGTTGGTTAAGGCTTTTCCAAGCACCTGTGTCTACCTGTTTGTTGTATTCGTTCATCTGGTCCTGGTACTGCATAGTGGCACCAAGGTTTACACCCTTTGGACCTGCAACTGGGGCAGTAGGTTGTACCGGAATTGGATTTACTTTTCCGTCAGACATTAAAGACCAAACAAGCGAGCGGTAGCAGCAAGGTCAAAAGTCGCAGAGTTGGCGTTAGGGTCATTGACCAAGTGAAGCAAAGAATCTGAAATAATGTTTTTTGGCAAAGGAGCAATTGCTTCTGCTCCTGGTCCAGGACCTTGATTAATACCAGCAGTGATTGGTTCACTTGGCCTTTCGGTTGGGTGAAGAAATGAAAGCGAACCAGGTGTTACTGCTTGTTTTGGCTGTGCAGCATCAGGCAATGCTGATGATTGAGGAGAAGAAGCCATAGGTACTGCAGATTGTGCAGCCATCTGTTGTGTTGCCTTTCCGTATTCTTGATTAGGCACAGTAGTTTTAGGAAGGTTTAAATCTGTACGGTTGCCGTACGCTGTACCTGGAGTTCCTTGACGTGAGCCGCCTTTACCTGTTCTTGGCATTTATTATACTCCTTGTCCACCTAGACTTGCTAATAGTTGACGTACATCTGGTTGTCCTTGAGGTGCTTGCTGAGCACCAGGTTGAATTGGGTTTTCTGGTGATACACCCATACCTGGCTGCATTTCTGGAGCAGCACCTTGTGGTGCCTGTTCTGGCCCACCCATGCCTGGCATACCTTGCGGCATACCCTGGGGCATACCCTGGGGCATACCACCCTGTTGCTGTTGCATAGCGTTGGCTTTATCTGCTTGTTCCTTTTGCATTTCTTCATGAATTTTAGCAACTGCATCTTCAAGTGTAACGTGACGCTGTGCTTTCATTTTGGCAATGCGAGCAATAATGCTTGGGTCAAGTGAACCAGCAGAAGCCTGCTGCTCAAGACCTGTTAACAGTGCTTTACGTAGACCTTCCATCTCAACACGGTCTGCTTCCAATTGTGGGTCTTCAATTGCTGGGTCCATAATACGGGCTGTCTCATTAGACATGATTCCCATACCAACACGTTGACCAAGTGAAACCACAAGACCGTTAATGTCAGAACCAGGCATTGGATATTTAACGTATGAAAGATTTGTTTCGAATGTTTCGTTTGGTGTGTAGTCTTCGCTAACAACTTTGCCATCGCCACCCATAAAGAACATACTTGGCTTGTTGCCGTAGTACGACCTCATAATTTGAACTGCACGCATGTTTTCTAACTCCATTGAGTTAGCAAAGATTTCCTGGTATTCCTGGAGTGGCATGTCAACTGCACTAGACAGGACGGAAGCACCACGTCGAGCGGTACGGATGTTAGAACCTGACTCGCCTCCAAATTCGGCAGGAATACCAGCCGTAAGGCGTTGTGCTCGCTCAAGGCGGTCAAGCGCCATCGGTGCATCTTGGGTTTGCTGTGGATGGACAATTTGAATTTGTCCTTTGTCCAAGATACCTCGAATACCCATTTTACCGTCAGCCTCTTGCACAATACGTGGTGAGGTTGGTGCGTTGGCAGGTGATACAACCCATTCGTCAGGAAACACGTTGCGGAATACTGCAATAGTGTTGAGTGCGTCCAACTTGGCTTCACGTTGGTACATGCCAAGCATTTGGTCAAACTGACCTTGAAGGCGGTCAAGAGTAATACGTCCAGCAATAACTACTGGGCAAATCTCTGCACGGTTAGGAATACGCTCAAGAATAATGTGTGTTGCTACACCTTTTCCTGTTTCCTGTGTAAAACCTTGGTTTTTTTGCTTCTCGGCACCAACGGCTACAAGAACTGTTTCGCTGGCATCAAGGTATTCAAGAATTTCAAACATGTCAGTGTCATGCTTGTCACCCTTGTAAAGAATAGAAGTCTGTTGTGGGTAGTGTTCTTTCATCCAACCCAAAGGACGACGGTCAGCAAAAATACAGTCAACTGGTTCCATGTTGTCCGGGTCAATCATTGGAGCAGGATATGTAGCAAGAGGATT